TCACCCGAGTGACCGACTTATGCCGATGATTAAAACCGCGCAGCTCAAAGGTGTTGCGCTTGACTGGGCGACCGCCAAGGCTGACGGCCTGTCGCCCGATATTCTGCCGACCGAATACGGTACAGGCCCGCGGGTCTTTGTGGCGAAGGGGCGTTATCAGCGCTATTGGCCAACACTCGATTGGCTGCAGGCTGGTGAGCTGCTGGATAAATACGGGGTAGACCTCGGCGGCGAAGTGAGCATAGAACGCTATCGCGCGGGCGATATTCGCCTAGCCTCTATTTGCACCAGTACCCGCGCACCAGCAATGGCTGCAGGCCCGGACGCCAAAACAGCCATTTGCCGCGCGGTCGTTGCGGCGGTGTTGGGTGACGAGGTTGATATCCCTGAGGAATTAGCGTGATGGATTACTCACATGTGATGATTGATTTAGAAACCCTGGATACCCGTCCGACCGCTGCAATTATCGCCATAGGGGCGGTCATATTTCACGGTGAGGGTAAAGGTCGCGAGTTCTATGCGGCGATTGACTCGGTATCGTCAGTGCGTGCCGGTTTAACGACCAATGAGCGAACCGTCAAATGGTGGGGCGAGCAATCAGCCGAGGCGCGAAAGGTATTTACTGACCCGGATCGCCTTCAAATTTACGGGGCGTTGAAGGCTTTCGCGGAATTCCTACCACCTGATGCCCGCGTATGGGGTAACGGGGCGGCGTTTGATAACGCCATTTTGGCGAACGCCTACGCAGAGTTGGGGATTGATCAACCGTGGAAGTTCTGGAATGACCGCTGCTATCGGACTCTGGCAGCAATCAGTCCGGCGCCAAGGGTGCAACGCGGCACGCATCACAACGCCCTTGACGACGCGAAGAGTCAGGCCGAACACCTTTTGACTTTTGCCGAGGGCTTTTTAGCATGACCGACCATTACAAGGCGCTCGTCTGTGAGCTGCACAACCTGTCGCGCGTACCGGGCGACCTTTACGACCGGGCATCGCGCGCAATCGACAGCCTCACGGCACCAGGGCGTGACGACTTCGCGCGTTACCAGGCTGCAGGTGTGGCGGTGAAAGCCGAGCGTAACGCTTATGAGGCCGCAAGCGTTCGGCTAGAGCTGGCACAACTGCGCGAACGTATCGCCGAAATTAACAGCCAGGCGCAACCCCTCGGCGATCTAGATATTGACCGGGAGAAAGTGCGCCAGGTTCTAACCTATGTGGTGTGCGGGAGATTGAAGCCGTAAAGCTTGACAGCCCGGCCACACGGCTATAAATTACAGTCAGTTCCAAAGTTTGACCGTGCCTAGCTTAATCGGGTAAAGCGACAGTAACCAAAAACCCAAAATGACCACCTGGCAGATCACCGGGAAAGTCTGGGAAAAGGTTACGGTAGAACGGGGTTCGGGGCCCTGGGCACGGAGCATCTAAGAAGGCGGGAAACCGCAGACGTAAAACGGGGCGACTCAGCGCGCCCATGTTGCAGACGACCGACCGGGCGCGCCGGGTAATCAGCGGCAACAGGACTTAGATGGCAGTCAAAATATAGGACAGTCCCGGCTAACCGATTCGCGGCGTTTGGACTGTCCGCCGGTATAGATGAACGCGCAGGCTGATGCGCACATAGTAAAACCGCGGCCGGGCTGCTACATCCGCGGCGAGTATGGCAGCAAGCCGGAGACCAGCACCGGCCATCTATACCCCGAGCACCTGAGCAATCAGGCTGCATCGGTCTATCACCTTACGCGCTACCGGCTGGCCGGCCTTACTACTGGGTTAGGGGCGCGGAGTATGCCGCGTAAGGTGATAGACCGATGCAGATAAAGCGCGATAAGCGTCAATTGCAAATTGTTGTCAGGATACGGAAGCGGCGCACGCTGAAAGCCCGCAAGGTCATAAAGCCTGGTAATTTGCATCCCGAGCACCTGAGCGATCAGGCTGTATCGGTCTGAAACTTGGCACTTGGATAGTGTGCGGTTCGCAACCTTGGAGGGTCGTTCGATTCGGCCGCTAAGTTTCAGACCGATGCAGATAAACGTCTAGCCGCCGTAAGCGGCAAGCTGCTTGGTTGATCGCGCTGTGAAAAGCGCAAGCACAAGCGCCGGATTTAGCAACCGGCCCGGGCACCTGAGCAATCAGGCTGTATCGGATAGTCAGCGGAACAACGTGGAAGCGGGCAGTACAACCGAAAGCACAATCGACCTTGGGCCATGGGGCTTCAAGATGGCTGCTAACGGTGCCGGGTTCGACACCACATGCGCGGCGTTGTACGGGGGTCGCCCTGGACCCGCTGACTATCCGATGCAGGCAATAATGCCGGCGTCACGCCCGTTTTGGGCATTGGTAAGGCACTTGACCCGCCGTGAGGCGCCACGATACAACGTAGGTACGGCCACTGGAGTGGTCGCCAGCGGTCTAATACCCCGCAAGCCTAGCCGGAGCGGCGCACCCCGGCACTATTCTTGATCAGCCTCAAACCGTGCGCCCTGCGCGCGTACCTTCGCCACAAAGTCCGGGTTAACCGGTTGGCCGGCGTCGTCTACGATCACCTCAACGACTGAGCACTTACAGTTGATCGCGTTACCGTCTTGCGACCACCACAACCGCACCGCCTGCACCGTGTAAACGTGGCCATGCCGCTCGGCGTGCGCCTTGCGAGTGGTCGGGCTAAGCGCCGATAGGTGCATTTCCTTTAGCTTAATACCCAACTCGGCGGTGGCCTGTTCGGCCTCGTCCATGCGAGCGGTGCGCAAGGCGTTGTTAACCTCAGTGCGGGCGATCTTTTCCGCGCGCCGATATTCAACGCCGGCTTGCTCGGTCAGGTTTTTGGCAATTTCCCGCGGTCCGATGCCGGTCGCCAGGCCTTGCGACAGGGTGAAAGCCATATTCTTTTTAACGGTCGCGCTCAGGCCTTGCATGTTTTCAAACTCACGCGCCAGCAGCAGCCCCAGGCGCTTTTGATAGGGCGCCGAGGTGAGCAAGTCGGTCAGCGTCGGGCGCGTGGCCAAATAGGGTTTTGACTGGGCGGACAGGTTGGAATACGTGAGGCCGGTTCCCTGCTGATACGCCGGCACCACGTAGTCGAGGCTAAACCACAACTGCGACTCGCCACCGTCTAGCAGGATATCGTCAACCAGGCGCCCGGTTAGCTCAAACAGCCGCCCCAGCTCGGCACCGTCAATTTGGAAGCTGTACGCCTGCGCGTTGACGGTGATCACCTCAAAGGGTATGCGGTCAAGCGCCTGTTTGTAGACTTTGAGCACCTGACGAATGCGCCGGCCAAACTCATTAATCGCGCCCGCCTCCCGGCGCGTCTGGCCGGTAGGGTCGGACGGCTTACCGGGCAGGATCGGCGCAGCCATTAGGCGGTCACCTCGTCATCGGTCGGCAGTTCGGGCAGCGGCGCCTGTTCGTCGTCATTCTCAAAGCCTGCCGTGTCGCGTATCTCGTCAGGGGTAAACACCACCTCACCTGTGGCCAGCATTTTCTGGTTGATATCGGCCATTTTAGCGGCGGCGTCCAGTTTCTCGCCTTGGCTAAATTCGGTCAGGTCGTCCCAAATAACTGTAAAGTCAACCGTTGGGTCTATCTGACCAATGTCCTGCAGGTGGCGGATGGCCGCGGCGATATCGCGCGACAGGGTGTTATCTCGGCGCCCCTGGCCGCGGGCATTCAAGGCTTTAAGGTCTTCGCTGCTGGCCCGCTCGCCCGACTGACTGCCGGCAATAATCCGCGTGGGAATCTGCACCGAGGCCGCCGCGGTCTGCAGGTTGATTTGATAGGTTGGCTCAGGATCGGGTACGGCGGCGGTCAGCGTCGACACCTGGGCGCCCTGGGTAATCAGTGCGGCGTCTTGCGCACGGTTGATAGCCCGCACGCCTTCGTTGAAACCTTCCGCCAAATCCTTAACCGGCACGCCGTACATGGCTGCCAGGCTTTCAAGTTTGGTTTCCTTGTCGAAGTTAATGGCGAGCTGGCGCGCGGCGTTTTTAAGGAACGATTCGGCGGCGCCCCCTTCCACTTTTTCGAGGTTGATAAAAGCGTTTAGGCCCGGCTCCAAAAAGCTAACACCCTCGCGGTAATCGCCGAAAATAATCACGCGGTCAGGGTGCACGGTTACCTGGCGGCCGGGACCGTTACCGGTTACGTTCATTTCCTTATAGACCCAGGCTTTAGGTTCGCCGAACTTTTCCGACGTTTCGTCGGTCACCCACTCGGCAACCGTCAATTGACCTTCCCATGCCGGGATAAGTTTGACGATCCGGGCGCCGCGCTTTGCTGGGTTATCCCAAGTGCGATTATCGGCTAGCTGCACCAGCAGACCGGCGTAACGACCGACCAGGCGGCGGCGGTCCGTTTCTTTGACCATGTACCAGAAATCTAGCGCCGACAATTTAGCCTTGGTCGCCCGTTCCCACGGTGTCGGTTCGGCTTTATCGTCAAACTCGTCACCCTCGACAAGCCAAGGGTTGGACTGCCAACACTTATCTACCAGGATGCTGACCGCACCGTGAGCAATACCACCGCGGCGCCATAGGCGGTAAAAGGTGTTAAAGGCCGGGTTTTCGGGAAAACCGTACTCACACCAGGCGGCCGGGCGCTTGGCGTCGAGGCTGCCCATAGGGGCGGCCAGGCCTTCGCGCAGGATCGCCGACCGGTAATCGGACACGGCGTGGTTGATAGCTAACGTCAGGTTTTTGGTTGTCATAAGGGGTAGGCCTCGGCGGTTAATGGTGACAGGGTACTTGAACCGAGAGCGTTGCGCACTTGCCGGAATGCGCCCGCTGTTGCAACATGGGCGGCATTCTGATACCGGAGCACGACCCCATGACCCGTAAAACCGTTTTAATCGTCAACAGCGCCGCGCCAGTAGCGCACGCCGGCCAGGTGTTGCAGTGCCTGCACCTGGCCGTCAACAAAACCCTGATTCGCACCGAATTGGTCAACAACCGCCTACATTTGGTGATCCCGAGCTACACCTTGCCCGACAACGTGGTGATGAACGGCGGTCTTTATCCGCGGACTGAAATCGAGGCGAACTATAAGCAACTCGAAAACACCCTAGCGCCGCTCGGTCACCCTGTCGTCAATGACGTGCACGTTAGCGCCACCTCGCCCGAAGCCATCGCGGCCTTTCACGTCGGCGCCTTCAACCGCAACGTACAGCGCCGCGGCAATCGGGTTTACGTTGAAAAGTTTGTGGACGTGGAATATGCAGCAAACAGCGAAAAGGGCCGCCAACTGCTGCAGGCTGTCGGTTATGACGCCGAAACCCAAACCTTGACGCCCACACAGACGCCAATCCACACCAGTGTGGCGGTCTACACGGCCAAAGAGCTGACCCCAAATGCCGAGGGTTACCAGTGGATCGCGCGCATTAGCAAAATCGACCACGACGCTATTTTGATTGGCGAACCTGGCGCGGCTACCCCTGACCAGGGGGTTGGCATGATGGTTAACGCCGCCGATGCTGTAACCTTGAAGACCAACGCGGGCGTGCTGAGCGATGACAGTTACAACAACCGTCAGCAGGCGCTAAACGAAGGCGCACGCAAGCGCTGGGGCGACGACGCTTGGATTATGGACTTCGACAACTCCAAGGCGATTGTGCGCCGCGAAGACAAAGAGCCCGAAGCCATCGGCTACACAATGACCGGCGGCAAGGTGATGTTTGCCGAGGATGGTCAGGCGGTAAAACGCGAAGAGTCGTGGGTTTTGAACCAGCTTAATAGAATTTGTCAATCCCTCGGCTTGCAAGTACACTCCCAAACGCTGAAACCTGAAACCGAAAACCCCAGCCCGGAGGCTGACCCAATGGACAAAGACGAACTGACCGCCATGCTCAAAGAGCAAGCGGAAACGCTGGCCGCCAATGTGGCCGAAGCGCTTAAGCCTCTGGGCGAACGCCTGGAAAAACTGGAAACCAACGCACTGACCCTGGCTGCCAACGCCGAAGCGCCGAAGCGCGAAGCCGTCAAAGCTGTGCTCGGTGAACTGGTCGCCAATTCGCTGACCGGTGCCGCACTGGACGAGGCTTTCGCCAAGCTGCAGGCGAATACCGCCGCGCCACTGGTGCCGGGCTTCCAAGCGAACGCAGCCGACGCCGTGACAGGCGCCCCGGTTGTCGCCGATTACTTCAATCAATAAGGGGTCGCCGCCATGCCACGTTTCCGCCGTATCAATATCGACGGTGATTCTCTGATGAAAACAGAGACGCGCCTTACTGCCGCCGCGCTGCTGCCGGGCACCTTCGCCTATATCGACAACGCGAACGACAAATTCACCCAAGCCACCGCCGCCCGCGGTCGCCTGTACGTGATCGACGTAGCTCACACCCAAGGTCTGAGCGTCAACGACGCCGTGCCGTCCGGTGACAGTGCAATCGGTAATTACGTTGAGGAAGGCCGCGAATTCGCTATTCGCTTCGCCGCTTCGACCGCCCTTAAAAAAGACGACCCCATCACCGTTACTACCGGTGGGCTCGGCTTGAAAGGCACCGAAGGCACCGACAAAATTATTGGCTACTCGCAGGAAACTGTGACCCTGGCCGCCGGTTCCACTGATTTGGTCCGCGTTCGCGCTCGCCAGTTCGCCATTAGTTAAGGGGCTGATATATGTTCTATTCTCCGCAGTTTTTGCAGCTCAACAACGCCCAGGAACACTGGAATCAGTTGTGGGCGACCCGTGACTACCACGCCAAGGTTGACGAGGTGTTGCGCGTGAACGCCATCACCGCCGGCATGCAGGTTAACGCCGAAGGCCCGGCCCGCGACTTCTGGAAAGCAGTTGACAACCAAGTTGTTGAGCTGCGCGACCAAGAAGTCGGCATGGAAATCATCACCGACCTGTTGCCGGTGCAGACCGTTTTGCCTATCGGCAAGACCGTTAAGCTGTACAACATCGTCAGCGATATTGACGACAGCGTGGCCATTAGCATGGACGGCCAAGCGCCGTACAGCTTCGATCACGTCGACTACGCCAGCGACGGCGACCCGGTGCCAATCATCCAAGCCGGCTTTGGTGTCAACTGGCGCCACTGGCAGGGTATGAAAACCGTTGATATGGACGTTGCACTGGACAGTCAACGCGCCAAGCAACGCGAGTACAACCGCAAGTTGGTGAGCCTGGCACTCGACGGTAAGTCAACCATTAAGGTTGACAGCAAACAGTCGCAAGGCCTGCGCAATCACCGCAACACCAAAAAAATCGACCTGACCG